CGTGCCATGGTTTTATTATCGCTCTAAAAGAATGTTATAGATCTCATCGACACGCGAATTAAGTCGCTTGATCTCCGACAGCAAGTGCGTGATCACATAGCCAGCCAAGCCACCCACTATCGCAAGCGTGGCAATATAGAGATTTAACATATCCGTCTGAGTCATCGTTTAGGTGTCGCATATCCGAACACTCCAGCAAGTACAGCCCAGAGAATAGAGCGGTAATCTGCTGCGAAGTTAGATGCAGCCCAAGCAGAAAGGAATGCGCCTGCTGTGAGTACATAAGGATTTTTCATATTCATTGGCTTCCCCCTAGTAACGGAACATTAAAGAACGAATTGTCCTGATCGCCTTTGCGAGTAAAAGAACAGTGGAGATGAGTACGGTGCTGGTTAATCCCTTTATATTTTCTCCAACGCCAGAGACTTCGCGCTGAGGCGATCTTGCCGTCAAAGATGATGTACGAGATGCGCTTATCAGACTTTGCCACGATACGAAGTTGATCTGCCAAATAGGGCATGATGTCGGACTCACGTCTCCCAGATAGATCACGCGAAATGTCGATGGCACGAACCCAGCCCTGTTCATCTGGATTATGGTCAGACTTACGAGTTGCGTGCTTACTATCACCGATCCAACCATCTGAGGAACGCGAACGATCAGAGAAACTGTCGTCAATTTGCTCTCGAAGTTGAATACCGGCTTTGCATAACCTTGGCTTCATGCCAGTAGAAGTGCCAATTCATCTTGGGTAAGTCCTAAGCGGTCTGCGATAGCAGCCTTAGCCTCAGCCTTCTCGGCTGCTGCTTGCTCCTCATCTGCCTTTGCTTTTGCGTAAGCGATAGCATCTGCTTCGCGCTGTGCTACTTCCTCGGCTGTGAGTTCTACTTCAGAGACTTCGCCTGTCTCGCAGTTTACGATGATCTTTGTGTCTGCCATTTTGTCTCCTATGATTTAGATATGCCGTAGAGTGAAGCGGTTGAATACTGAACGAACTTAGCGGTGCTGCGCGCTGTGAGGCTGATGCTGGTAATCGCGGCGGTACTAGACCATAGCCAAGCCTCTAAAATTGAATAAGCCAAAGTCGCATTGTTTTCAGAAACCACATCTATGCTTATGGATTTATTAGTTGATCCTGCATAGTTTGGAATGTAGATTTCACCGTTACCAAAGGTGTTAGCAGTTGAGCCTGAAGGGTTTGTCTGCACTTCGGTATAAGTGCTAGATGATGCCGCCGAGCCATTACCCAATACTCTGCGAGCAGTTTGAGAAGTAGTAACGCTATTAAGTTTAAGATCAAAGGTGTTAAGATCCAAGTCATAGCGTGTAGAAAATTTGACCACTAGATCGGTGTAAGTGCTAGGGATAGAGGTAAAGTCAATAGATGTAGATCCACCTGAGCCAACCGTTACCGTACTGCCAATTTGGATATAAGTGTTAGCCATTATGCCGCCTTAATTCCGTATAGGGTAAAGGTTGAGCCTGTAATCCAATTACCAACTCCAGGGTAATATAAAATAGAAGTAATAGCAGCAGTATTACGCCACAAACCAACAGTTGCATCTACTCCTGTTCCTGCTTCATTTGTTCTAGTTAAAACTGTTTTATATGTCGTTGTATTGGAATAATTTTGTAACTGAAATATGTAAGCATTTGTTATAGATGTTGCCGCAGAGGCATAGTTATCTACTCTAATGGCAGTTTGATTAGAACTTCTACCCGATATAGCAGAACTACCTGTTCCAGTAAGTTGTGTAAAAGAATAATTTGAGCCGCTATCTCCGTTTAATCTAACATAAGTATTAGTTGCCGTAGTTGAGCCATTGCTAGTAATTAGCAGTAAATCTGTGTAAGCACCTGAGATGCTTGAAAAGGTCACAGAGGCGGCTGAACTACCTAGTGTCTGAGTCGCTATTGGTTCGTAAGTTTTAGCCATTATTTAATCCCATACAGAGCGATAGAACTCGCTGTAGTGTAATTTGATCCGCTTAAAGATACGGTTACTGTAGATATTGCAGCGGTGTTACGCCATGATCCTGAAGTGAAATCAATTCCGCCGCTGCCGTTGCTGTCTTGACCAGATAACACTCTAACGGTTTTGTAAATATTGGTGTTTTTGTATTCTAAAATGTCTATAATAGCAACGCCATAGGTGGAAGCCGCTGTTGGTAATCCCACTTGACCAATAAACGGAATGTTAGAAGTATTGGCTGCACCAAACGCGGCAGCGCTTGTTCCATTTCCTGTAAGTCTGTGGCGTGAATAATTCGACGCTGTATCAGAATTAAAAGTCACTTGGATTTCAGGTGAAAGTCCGCCTGTATCTTTTACAAACAATCGTAATTGTAAATGCTTATAAGTAGAAGGAATTGAACTAAAAGTGATTACGCCGCTTGATCCTGTGCCATTAAAAGTCTGAATAGACTCATAATCGCCGACAGCGGCAGGAGCGCCACTATCTAACAGCGCCGTAAGGTTATTAAGCATTAGGCAATAGCCCCCACGCAGTACCAGTTATTTGCAGAGGTCTGAATTAGGGCGCAGGACTTGTACTGGTTTAGGACTGGGCTTGCTGCTGTTGCTCCAGCAGATAGAACGGTTACGCCGACTGCGCCTGAGATCGTTACTGCGCCTGCGCCTTTGTTTAGGACTGTAATTACTGTTCCGACTGGGAACGCTACGCTTGCGTTTGTAGGGATCGTCATGGTTGAAGCCGATGCGTTTGATCGGGTGACTAGAACCTGATACTGGTCAGTCAATACTGGTGTGTAGGTAGTGCCTGTCTGATCGTTCAACGAGAACGACACTAAAGAATTGTACATGGCAGAACTAAGGACATCTCCAGTTGTTGATGGTAGACCTACGGGCATTTTATATCTCCTAATACGCCATTATGTTAGTGCCGATTATACCTGATATTGCCGATCCGATGATGAACCCTTCCACTATCGGTTCGAGTGTGGTCACAGTTACGCTCATGGCATTTGGCGTGATGTTCCATGAGAGTCCTTGCGCTTGCAAAGTCTTAACAATAGTCGAGCCGTCTGGCTGAACATTTGTGATCTTTAGATTTGAGAAGTAGTCCAGACCAAGCATGGTGGCAGTCGGAACATCTGGGTCAAGTAGATCCACCGTCATGGCATCTATGCGGATCGTAGTCTCTTTGCGAGTTGCCACATAAATCTTTGCCACATTGAGGGCATCTGCATCGGTTTGGAGAACCAAGTTATTCTCGTTAATTTGGTGAGGGAAGTACTTGGCAATACTGGCTGAGTCCTCGGCTACTTGCTGAGTTCCACCATAGCGAGTCATGCCGGCTGAGTTGATAATCAACTTATCATCGAAGGCGAAGGTTAGGTTTGTGTAAGGGATACCAGTAGTTTGGTTGAACTCGATCGGAGTCTCACCGTACTTCTTGATTACATTGGTGCGATTTAGGAATACTGCTGTTCCCTCTGTGTCGATATAGAACGCGCCTTGTTCAGAGAACTCTGCGTTCTTGAGCGCATCAAGGGCTGTGCGAGATGTCGCAGGATCAGCAATACAGGTAGTGTTACCTGTGTCGATCGTGCGCATAGAAGTAGGCCATTGGACTTGATCTAGGATCTTGCCAATGCGAGTGCCGGTATCTTGCCCAGCGGTGGCGCTTGCTACGGTTGTGATACCTGCTTGCTGCATAAGGCGGAAGGCATCGGAACAGATTATGTCCACATAGCCAGTCTCTTGGCCTTGAGGATAGGTGTACTTGTAATCTGTTGTATATCCTGAGAATAAGAAATAGCCAACGCCGCCTACTGTTGCTGAGACACGCAACTTGCGAAGCGGAGTCAAGAAGCCAAAGTAAGGGCTAGCGGTGTTCTGTGGGTTGAAGTAAGAGTCTGGATCTAAGACTCGGATCGTTGCAGACCCAGCCTCGTAAGTATCGCGCATGATGTTGCGACCGCGCTTAATACTGATCTGTCTAACATTGGGCGTTAGATCAACCGTAGGCTCAGGAGTAGTGCTAGAAGCAAGTGTGCCTGTGCCTAACTTTCCGTACTTAACATCGCCAATAGTAAATGGGTAGCCGAAAGTAGCGCCGCTAGTAAAGTCGAACGAGACTGCTATCTGGGCAGGAAGTGTCATGGCCCGAATGAACCGCCCTGACGGAATATCGCAGAGAACTTGGCAGATAGTGAAGCATCGAGCAAGGTATCTCGTAGAACATCTTGCAGGCTTTCTTGAGCAATAATTGAACCAGCATTGACATTGACTGTGAAGTCAACCCCTGCTGCGCTGGTCTGTGTTGAAGCGTTAGGCAAAGAATATTGAGTTCCAGTTACGCCATAACCTTCAGCCATAGAAGTAACAGGTGCAGGGCTTACTGTTGTGATGCGGCGAACCTGTGCCTCGATCATGTCAAGATAAGACTTCCACG